GTTGAATAAACATTCTTTTAATGGTTCAGGACCAGGTGCTTTACCACCTACAGTGATTAACTGAGCGCCTTTTGCTCTGATGTCTCTAAAGTCGAATAAAGGCAAAGGAGCACCTGTAAAATACGCTTTACAAAGCATTCTCACAGCGTCTGCCCATCCTTCAATACTGTCGCCTATTAGGTATCTTTTTTGTTTGGTTGGTACTTTAATTTCAGGTAATTGCTCAATATGATGTAATTGTACTGAGTATCCTACTCCACATCCACTCAATAATAAGAACATTATTTCGCTGAATGATCTCCAATCATCAAGAGGAAGAAAAGAGCAATTAAATATACGAGCATTATTAAGCTCAATGGGTTTACCTGCGAACTGTAACGAACGCATTGATGGTAATACCTTTTTATCGTAAACCAGTTTATAAGCTTCTTCGATTTCATTTTTTAGTTGTGGGAATTTAGTTTGATGCATTTCCTTGTTTCTCGTTACTAATTCCTCCCATGTTTCTCTTCTTTTCAATTCAGGTACATACTTAGCGTATTTCATGTACGTAGTGATCTCGCTAAGAATACTTTGCGTTACATCCATTTTTTAATTTTTAAATAAGTGATTTAATTACTTGAGTATATGTTGATTTTGGGTTTACTCCAACAAATCGTTGAACCACTTGTCCTCCATTTTCAATTACAACCGTAGGAACAGATGTAACCATATATTTCATTGTTTCTTCTTTGTTATTGTCTACATCAATTGTTTCAAATGAAACTCTTGCAGTTGCCCAAAAAGAGGAGCAAGCTGCTTACACGGGCCGCACCATGCAGCCGTGAACCTTTTTACCTTTACCATAGATTTTGTGTTTGTAGTTATAAATATAGTATATACTATTGGCCTTTACTAAGTTCAAAAAACTTCTGTTGAAGATAGTCTCTATCATCATTATTGACATTACTGTATTGATTTACAGGTTTAGAGTCATCGTCATCATCATCTTCTAATGGCGTTTCGTATATATCTATTTTTCCGTTTGACGTATCTATTTTGGAACCAAATGTTAATCCGTCAGCACCATATCTATTTTTCATAACGTGCCAACGTCCTGTTCCGTTTACTTTATCTTTCCTTCCACGAGCTAAGGATAAAATAATATCTCCAATCATAATTTTCTCATATGAACCTGCTGCATTATCACCTTCAATGATATTACTCTTAGCAGCACCTCTATTTGCTTGTGAAGGTGATATAACTGGTATTCCTAATTCCTTAGCTAATGCTTTAGCTCCAACATAAACATCATCAATTTCCTCTTTACGTTCTCCGTTTCTAGAGCGAGTTGAACTCTTAACATAATCAAGGTAGTCAATGATAATTAAATCTGGTTTAAAATCATGTTGATATTCTAGTTGTTGTAAGTGAGCCTGGATAGTATCAAATGATGCTCGCTTAGGTGGGTATTCTTTGATTACAACTTTACCTTTTACTTTGCCAATTGTTTCTTCAACTTTGGCTCTGTGTTTATCTAATGTATCAACAGGTAATCCTGTAAACACAGCATCATATCTTTTACCTACATAACCTTCAGCTAATTCAAGTGAATAGTGTACTACATTATAACCTAATGCAGCAGCATAAGCACCCATATCAATTACGGCCCATGATTTACCACCCCCAGGATTACCAAATACTAATACTAAATCACCTTTACCCATACCACCTTGAGTCAAATCATTAAACACTTTCCAAGGAAATGGTACTGCGTTTCTATCATCCATTCTATATCTTGACTCAATATCTTTATCATATTCATGACCAATATTTTTGTCCTCACCAGCTTTCAAGGCATTATTCATTAGTGTTTTAATACTATCATAATCACCCATACCAAGCAAATCGACTGATGTCATAATTGCTTTCTTTACTTGTTGGTTTTTACAGAAATTAGTAAATTCGCTTTCTACCCATTCCAAATCATTTGATTGTGATTCTTTATAGGCTTCTCTTAATCCTTCAGTAATAGCGATTTTTAAAACGTCGTTATCAATCTTTTTTACTTCAGTTGATAACACCTCCATTGTAGGAACTGTATGGTACTTGGAGAAATATTGTTGTACCTCTTTTATAATCCATTGATTAGCCTGGTTCTCAAAGTATTCCTTTTCAAGTGAATCAGATACATTAACTAAGAAGTTTTTCTGTGTTAATAATGCTCCAATTACTTTGGTTTGGAAACCCGGGCCATATTGATTTAATTTGCTTAATGTTGTCATAACTTATTTTATAAATTTAATTTAGAGAATTTAGATAACCAAATGTTTCTTGTAACCAACTATCTACATTCGGAATTGATTCTCCCAACTTATCATTTACATATATTTGATGAAAGATATACTTATTTAATTCATACGAATTATTAAAAGCGTCTTTTACCAACTGTTTGTTTTCTGGTGATAAGAAACTTCCATTCAAAGACATCAACTGATGATTAATTGCTAATTGGTGTCTTCTTTCTACTACAGAGAAATATAATTTATTCTCTTCTATTTTATCAGCAGATCTCTCAATAATTTCATCTAATGTTACTGGGTTATCTGATGCCAGTTCTGGAAATAATTTAGTTAACTTTTTAGGTCCTAAACCTGTAATTCCAGGTACATTATCAGAATTATCACCTAACAGTATTTTGTAGTTTAGAAAGTTGTAGCTGCTAACTCCAAATTCCTCCAATACATCCTTTGGTTTGTATATTTTCTTTTTAACAGGAGAATATACTTGTACTTTAGGTGATATTAGTTGTAAGAAGTCTTTATCAGCAGACATAATAGTTACACTTCTAGTTTCATCATAAACTTGAAACTTATTAGTTAAATAACCAATAATATCATCTGCTTCTAAACCATCAATACTAATAACAGTAATCGGTAGGCATTTAAGATACTGAATTAATCTTGCCATCTGATTGTTTATACTCTCTGTTTCTTCTTCTTTTGAAGAGAAAATTGAGTAGTTCGTCATACGATTAACATGACGATTTGCCTTATATTCTGGGTATAAGTTCCTTCTAGCATTCGAACCACCAACTCCATCAAATACAATTACTACTTTAGTTGGGTTAAGCATTTTAATTGCATAACCTACTGACTTTAAAAATCCAGTTAGGCCACCAATGTGGTGGCCATTTGGATTTATGTGGTTTATCATAGTAAACGCTCTTAAAAAAGTATTTAAGCCGTCTATTATTAAAATCGAATCTAGTGATGTACGAGTGTCAGGTTGAATACTTGAAAGAAGTTCAAAGTATTTATTCTGCATTATTATCTATTTCAATTGTAGGTGAAATTTTACTACTTTCATCCCATTCACTATTGTCTTCTATGATTTGTAATTCATCAACATTTGTTACTCCTTCAAACCACTGGTTTGCATATTGCTTTTTATATGCTTTAATTGCAGTATCTTCATCAGGAATAAACCCGTGAGGAGTTGCAATTACAGTAGATGAGGTTGCTACACCACAGTCAGCATGAATTTTATCAATTGCTATCTTAGTACGTTTAGCAAATTCAACATTCTTTCCGTTTTTAACTGCTTTAATCTTTGAAGTACCACTATTAGTAACATTACCAAATGTGATTACGATTGAAGCATCCCAATACATTGCATTACCACCTTTATTTGTCATCTTTGGTTGAGACATTGGTGTTAAAGCTGGTTGTACACCTGTTTTGTTGATAACAAAGAAGGTATTTGTATAAGGATATTTTTCTTTACGTGAAAGTGGAAATTGCTGATTGATAAAATTACCAAACTGTGTAGCCATAGCACCTGCATTCCACATTGGGTTGTTATTACCTTGTTTAACACTCATTTCACATGGAATAGAACCTACTGAATCCCATAGGAATAATAGATCATAAGGTAATTTACCTTTTGCCTGATCATTTAGAGTATCAGCTATAAAAGCAGATACATCTTCAATTGTATTAAGCGATGACCTATCTACATATAAGAAGAAACCTTTGTAGTTAATTACTTCACCAGTTTCTTCATCAGGAACAGCATCTAATTCTAGTCCCATTGTTTGAGCATGGGCGAAATCCCATTTCATCTCAGTAATAATGAATACTGGTAAAATACCCATCTTTTGAGCCGCTACTGCAGTCTCAATCATTAGAGTAGTTTTACCAGTATCAGAACCTCCTCTAGCTATAGCGACATGCCCCATAGGGATCCCAGGAATAGATAATGCAGATTGAATTGCAGGCGAAAATGGAATCCACTTTTGCTCTTTAAACTTTGTAGTTTCATCTAAGAATTTAGATTTCTTATATGCATTAATATCAAAGGATTTCTTTAACGATTCGGATACAACCGACGTTAAACTGTCTTTACTTTTAGCCATTATTAGTCGTTAAATAGTGAATCAAATTTGTCAGATGCCGTTTCTTTTGGTTTTACATCTAAACTGTAAGGTTGAATTGGAGCATTGATTTCTTTAATAAAATCATCTTCCTCATCATCTGTTGATGCTACAGTTGGAGTTGCTTCTGAAGTTGATGCTTCATCTTCAGGACTCAACCACTTTTGTAATACATCTTTCAATTGATCGTAAGTATACTTACGGTTGATTGCTAAGATATCTGGTTGTTCTTCTAATGCTTTCTCTACTACAGCAGGGTCATCAGAAATTGGAGATGTTTTTGGTTTGATACGTAAAGTACACTTGATACCTTTTCTACCAGCAATAACGTCTTCTACAGCTTCAACTGTAAAGTCACGTCCATCAGTAATGTCAGTAAAATCACCATAATCTTCATCGCTAGCGATACCCATTAATTGGTCATTTACTAATTTACCTACTTCCCATAAACGAACACCTGCACTCAATTCATCGCGAACGATTACTGGAGCAAAATAACGTGTTTTAGGAGAAATTTTGTTGGCTAAAGTCCAATCATCTTTGTCAGCTGATTTTCTTAATCCCTTAGCGAAACCTGTAATTGGATCCTCTTCACCCCAATTAGATAAAGCCAAAATTGGTCCCTTAGAAAATCCATAATGCATTTGGATTTCTCTTAATGGCCACTCTTTTCTAAATTTGTTTGGGACGATTCTAATCTGGTATTTACCTGCTTTAGGTTTCCAGAAGATCTTTGTGTAGTCGATTTTTTCACGACCTGCGCCTCTGTTGGCGTTTGCTTCAAGCTTTTGCTTGACGAACGATAAGTCCATGTTTATTTGTTTTAATTGTAAGTCGTTCTATGAACGGAATATATTATGAATCTATGATTCTTCTTTATGACCTCAAAACTTATTTCAACAAGTGTTTTTTACTTGTTAAAATCTATTATTTTATGAATAGCCGTATCCAACCTGCGTAGGCTAGGTCCGTCTGTTAGTAAAATGCAATTTTTGTAATCGTTCCAGTTAACAACGAAACTCTTATCTAATATACCACCATTCAAATCCTTAATTAAAGTATTTAAAGCATTAATGGTATATAATGTATTTGATTCTTTCTTTCTATGTAATAAGATAGTATTGGCCATCGGTGCATCTTGTACATTGCCCGAGTCAATATTGTAAGTACACATCAATTCTTCGCTTTGTGGAGATTCAAGAATAAATATCTTATTGAATAATATAGCGTAACGGCGATTGATTGTGTTAACTGTATTTTCCAAATCCAGTGGAGTTGTAAATGTACAGAATAATTTGTTCAAGTCTAATTCGTTTAGTTGTTCCATAATAAATATTTATAATTTCTCCAAACCGTGATACGATTGGCCTTGTTTAATGGTTACAGGATATTCTAATACATCAACTATCTGTTGAATTAAACCTTTATCTTCTTCACTATAATCGAATAAAAACGCATCATAAGTATACAATACTAATTTCGTTTTTTTACCTTCTAATAAATTAAATACCAGCCCTAATAATTCAACATTGGTTGATGTTTCATTACTCTGCACAACATAATTAAATAATTTTGTTTTTGTTATGCTTTCGTCGGGTATAAATATTTTATTCTGCGTCTTGAACGATTTTCCATATTGGTACGTGTCCCACATATCATCTGTGTATGCAAGTACCTTCTCAAAAAATGGTTTTGACTGATATTCAGACCAAACACCACCATATAATTGCTTGAATGTTAATTCTTTTGCCTCTTGTTGTGATACACCTAATATATAACTTAAATATTCATATGTATTTTTATCTTTTGGAAAATCAAATCCAATCATTTCACCAATTAATCGTGGGTGGTAACCCTGAAAATCGATTTCAATGAATTTATCGTTTTCGGGGCGATAACACATACGTTCGCCATCATCTTTGTGCAATGCTGCGAAATTTACGCTATTAAATGTATTAGATGGGCGTGATGTTGTAGTATATAAATTATATTGAGTGTATATTTTACTGCGATTTAAATTGAATTCTGGGTGGTGCAACTTACCTCGATAATAATCAATAAAGCAGTTTTTATCGACCTTAATGCCGTTTTTTTCAATATTATAAAACACATTTGACGTACGAAAATTATTAAATTGAAACGTTGTGTCGCTTAATGAATATTGTCTAATAATAGGCCATGCTAATTCATATATAGCCTCACACATTTCATAATGTTTGCTAATAGGAATTAAACAGTTGACGTTAGACAACGCACCATGTAAGCTGTAGTAGTAGCTTATACAGGCATTATCTAACGCCTTTATGTCAACATGTTCTATAAAATTAACATCAAATAATTTATCTGAATTTGGGTACCAATGCAATGCTTGTTTTTTATCTAATACCCATATTTTACCTAGATCATCTAACCAATCAAATACTTTATCTTTGGTTAGTGATAATGATTCGTTATGATTTAGACACAGTATGTATCCCTTCTTACTACGAATTGGTCTGACATAAATTAGACTTAACTCCGTAAGTGCAGGATGAAAACTGTTACTATTAGGAATAAACCTAACGAAACAATCCTCGAATGATAATTGTGATAGTTGAGATGATTTCTCAATAATATAAAACATAACCTTTTTTTGTGACCCTAAATATAAGATAAAATCTTGCCTTAAACAAGTTCGTCTTGAAGAAAGAGTTTAATACCAGGCATTTTCTTGTCGGCCTGTTCCACTTCATTCATATTAAAGAAACCATTAACAAATACTCCAGATTCAACATCAGCTACTCTATATTCTAAAAATATTGTTTGGTATAAAGGATTATCTTTAACTTTATTATAGGTAGCATTATCTATTTCTTTTAAATAAACAGGAACTGTATTGATATATTTAATAAAATATCTTAATACATATTCCTTTCCATCAGGAATAAAAATATGACTGTTGATCTTATTATTACTTTTAGCTAAACTAGATATTAGTTTTAAAGGTTTAGCAACACCAGTATATACCTTCCCAGGATATGCTTTACCTTGTAATTCACAGTAATATCCTGTATATGGGATGAAATTGGAATCAACATATTTTTCCCCCCTTGTGTATTTTACTTTAACTAAATTTTTAGGAGCTCTCATTATCCAATTAATTTAACAGCTTTATTATAATTACTTGTAACATTTTTTAGTATAGCATCATCTGGCTCTGCATCTTTATCTCCCCTTACCCACTCTTTGTAATAGGTTCGAACCCAAGTCTTAACATCTGTTACCTTTGTTCCTTTAGTAACATACGTAGTAGTGCCTCCTATATAAATTCCTCTTTTTTCAACATTACCCACAACAAAATCTGCTCCAATCTCTGGAGTAGCAAATGCTGCAAATCCTCTCATTTTACCTGTTCCACCTTCTGTTGTAAAGAAACTTCCTACTATAGCGGAATCGTATTTAGCAGCCCACCTAGCACTATCTGTTTGCACCCCATAAAAATTATTATTATATCCTCTTAAATTCTCTCCTTTTCCTTGTTCAGAAATAGATTTAGCCATAACTGCTATAGCTACATTTTTATTAAGACCGTTTTGAACTAGAGTTTTTAAATATGCTGCTAATGTAGTTTGAGGAATTAAAACTGTTTTTTTCTCAACAATTGGTTTTTCAGGATAGAAATTTTTAACCCCATTAACTAGAGTATATTTTTTACCTTTTACTTCAACAATATTGTTTTTAGTTTTAATATTTGTTTCTACTTTTTCTACTTTTCCTTTTTTACTTAAAGTAATATTAAATAAATCTTTTTCCTCCCCCTCTGGTTCTTCTAATATAATTGTTTGACCATCTAATTTAGTAGTCCAACCATTGTCATTAATAGTATGTCCTATTCCTGTTAAAATATATCCTAATCTTCTACCTGCTTCAGAGTCACCTTCAGTTTTATATCCCTTAGGAAGTAAATCTGGGTGGATATTAAACATGTGACCTATTACTAGGTTTGATATACCATCTATTTCTAAAGATAATTTTGTAGGAATAATTGCTTTAAATTTGATTGGAGTTTTTGATAATGATCTAAAAATTGCTATAACATCTCTAAGAGCACTTTCGTATTTTCCAGCGTCGTCGTTTTCAAAATCAGCTTCCCATCCACCCATGTTACTAATAAAGTCATAGATAGGGGTAAGGTTAGTTAATAAGTTATCTAATTTTTTTGCAGTAGCAAGACTATCATCAGCACTTGTTGTGTTCATAGCATTCATTTTAGGCTTTAAACGATCTTTTACACCATAGTTGAATCCAACCATAGTATCGTTTTCTAAACCTAATTGACCACCACCTGTTTGAGCTCCTATTGCTACGATAGAAGACTGTTCAGAGAATATTTGTGATTCTAATGTATAATTTCTTACTGTAGATTTTAAACCATTATATTTTCCTGTTGGTGTACCATCTTCTGAGTAGAATGTAAATGTATTTTTGTAAGCATCTGCTTTACTTTGTGTATCTACAAAGTTAATGTCTATAATTCTAGCTACAGAATCAAGTGGATCGACGTGTATATCAAAGTTATTTACATTACCAGTTGCTGCTGCAACATCTGTTAATATTTTCTTTAAAAAATCATATAAATTGATAGTGTTCTTACCAGTTTTATCACTTCCCTCTAATCCAGGATCTTTACAAGCCTGTAACAAATATCGTAAATTAAGATATATATTTCCTATTTGCCCAAAACCTGCTTTACAAGCAGGATCTGCTGTTCCATTAGTATCAGATACTGAGAATGGTTTTAATTTATCCATCCAACTAAGATCACTAGCAGCATCTTCTGCAGCATCTTTTATTTCTTCTGCTTTTTCGGCTGCTGCTTTTTGGGCGGCAATTATATTCTTTTTTGCTGTGATTATTCCTAAGCTTTGTCCTTTTACGTTTGCTAATCCCTGTGAAATATTTTTAATTCTTGATTCTGAAAGAAGTTCATCTAAGAAATCATAAAAAGTTTCACTTGAATATCCGGCTGTATCTACATTTGTACCATATAATGCTCCTGGTGTTACAGATGCATTTATTTCAAATTGTCTTTCTAATTCAAGAGCTGCTTTATTAGCATCAATGCTAGCAGCACTACAAGCATCAAAATAGGCTTTAAGAGCATTTTCTGCTGCTGTTTCATTAGCATCTGTTGCATCAACTGCTTTTACTTGTGGTATTACAAGATCAAGTGTTGCTTTAGCAGCTGTTTCTACTGGAGTAGCAACCCCGGGATTACCAAATGTAATGTTAGCATCAACTTGCTTTCCTGGATCTCCACTATTTGGAGGAGGTGTTGCATCTGAACCTGAAGGAACTAAATCATCTGGTAACTCAAAAGCACCCCAAATATCATTTTTAATCAAACAAACTGCTGGGTTGACAGACATTTGTAGTGGGTGGCATAAACTTAATAAATAAGGAGCAGTAGGATTTTTTAAATTTTCAGAAGACATTTGTCCTCCATTTTGATAAGGTCTATCACTTGTTGTTACACCAACAATTGGCTTGTTTCCATCTTCTGCTACAATACCTACTGTTAAGTGGTTATTTATCAATCGACATAAAGATTCCAATGTGATCCATCTTTGATCATTCCAATTATCAAAGTCTTCATCCTCTTTAGCAGCACCATGGTATTCAATATCCATAGTAAACATATCATATTCTACTCCAAAGATATCCTTTTTAGTTTGAGCAGCAGAACCATTAGAAGAATCTACAGATATCCATAATTCATATATCAATCCTGATAGGAAATTTCGTCCGTAAAATTTTTCTAATTTGTCTTCATCTACATCTTCATAAGAATCTACTATTTTCAAATAACCTACAGTTTGTAAAGTGGTCATTGATAAATTGGCTGCTGTATAGTTAATCTTTAATGATTCTATCATTTCACCAATAGAAATTAAAGTTGTACTACAATCATATCCTCCATCTGGTCTAGCTGACCATTTATAGTTTTTAATAATGCCTAAAAATCCACCATAGTTACCTTGTGCTTCTTCTTCTTTTTTAAATAGTTGGTGGAATACGTTTTGATAATCTTTACCTTTTAAGCTACTATCAAATATATCAAATGAAGGGAAGGATGATACTAAACCTCCACTATTATTAACATAAGGAATCCATCCCCATTCTAACAATACAGAGTATCCTGGTCTCATGTAAAGTAATTCTAAATCTTCTAATTGAGTAATATCCCAACAGTTAAAATTTACTGTTACTTCTCTTAATGAACCATAAGCACCTTTTGATTTAATATCAACACTAGTAATACCTGGCATTGGTTTAATGCCATATAAATGTGTTTTGCCATTTGGTGTTTGTAATGAATATGCATTTTCAGGACCTTTCCCTACTCCACTTCTTAATTTATCATTATATAAAGCACCACCAGTTAAAATATAGTTTTTAGCTAAAGCTCCATTATCTTCTTTAACATCAACTGATGAAGACATTCTTAACCATGCCTTTGAACCATTATGAATTGCTATGTCTGTTAAATTACGTCTAGCAAGTGCCTCTCCTCTTTTTAAGAGTTGGTTTTTAATATGAGCAGGAAATGATTCTTTAAATATAGACATAACATTATTTGTAGTTTAAATCGTCAAACATTTTTAATACAGCACCTAAATCTGTTGGTATTCTTAATTGAGTACCAGGTGTAAGGAACATAGATCCTTTGTTTATATTATTATTAGCTGATGATATCACCCACCAATATTCTGGGTTCTTATAGTAAGTATATGCTAACAAATCTAGTCTATCTCCTATTGTTGTAATAACATAGATATCATCCTCAGATAAAGGAATATTTGGGTATTTCTTTAACTTTAGATACTTTGTACCTGTTGGAGTTTGTATAATATCTTTTGTTGTGTATCTCATTATCTAGCTTGTGATCCTGTTAAAAATCCTGTTCCACCAATTGGATTATTTAAATAAGATAAATATCCACCTTCTTTATATGTAGGTAATGTTTGTCCAATAATAGTAAAACTAAATTGTGCATTTATATACATTGCTAATTTATCAACGGTTCGAGTTTTTTCATAAGTTACTCCCGCCTTTCCTGCTAGTGGAACTGGTGCATCTATGTCCCAAGAGGAAGTATCAGGTATATCAAATGAAACTGATGTCAATATTCCTGGTTCTTCTATTAGATAGCTTCCTAATGTTATTTTTGTAATTATACCCCCTAATCGATTATTCTCATTATATATTCCAGCCCCAGCAGATTGTAATTCACTTAGTCCTCTATGTTTTTCAAGTATATGAGTTCTATTAAAACATGGTACTTGTATATTAAAACTTACATCTCTCTTATGTTCAGTGAATGTATAAAAACTTTCTGACCTACCCACATATTTTACTGGGCTCCAAGATGAATTTGAGTTGTATTTAAAACCTGATAAATATGCTGAGAATACTACAGTTTTATCATCTGTTGCTGAGAATGGGTTTATTGTTGTGAACCTTACTGTCATTATATTTCGATCAACTCTATCAAAGTTAGGAAGTGTTTTACTTTTATTAAAATAAAATGGTGTAGAATTTCCAGTAGTAAGATCTTTTGGATTTCTATTTATAACAACGTTTTGTGTTTTAAACCCATTATGATCTACTTCATTTTCTTGTATTGGAGTCATTTCACCATCTTCATAGATCTTTTTTAGTTTATCCTCTTTCCCAAACCCACTAACATTTATAATTGATGCTTTAACTGATTTTTTTATTGGAAATGAAGGATATGGTGGTAATGAAATATTAGATACTATTGTTCTTGTACCCCCAATATAAGTTGTATCTTCCTCTTCTGATTTTATTACATCAAATTTATCAAAAGGAGTTCTTGTTTGAGGAGTAGTTATAAAAGAACTACCTTGAGGGGCTAATGAACTTGTGTTAATTAATCCATCACCAATAGCATCTTGTAACATGCTTGTTGGAGCACTAGTATTAACACCATACAAAAAATCTTTTGGTTGGCGATTTCTTGATAATGCCTTAAATTGATCGTTTTCTGTTAACCCATTATTTGTTATGCCATATAAAGGTGTAACTAATGGGGAAGATAAAATTGGGCCTATTGTTGCTCCGGTAATATAACTACCACTAGCGTCAGCAAATCTACTTTGTTCTGTTAGAGGATTAAATGATAAACTTCCTCTAATTGTTTCTGATTTGGCATTGTCAAAAGCCTGATCAATTTTTATTTTATCTTCTGTAAAATTATATCTATTAATAGTAGTTCTTCCTATACCATATACCGAACCCGGTCCACCAAGGTAGCTATCAACAGCATAATCGCTTATGTTTAATTTATTTCTTTTAAAATTAGTGCGATAGAATACAGAGCGGTCAAATTTAGATTTTTCAAGAGTCTATTAGCTTCTCTATTAAGTCTTCTACCATCTCTATCAAACCTTCTTATATCTCTATTAGCTTCTCTATTAAGTCTTCTACCTGTTTCATTGAGACTTCTATTAGCTTGTCTTCCACTTCTGTTAAGTTCTCTAGTAGCTTGTCTTCCGTCTTTATTATTTTGTCTATTAGTTCTTATAGCATCTTTTAAAGTTATACTATATTCAACTTCACCATCTCCTAAATCAAATTTATTTCTTAAACCAACTAATCTATTATCATCAGCAATCTTATTTTTTTCAGTTACTACATTTAAATACTTGTTACTTTCATCCATTACTGGTAAAAGACCATGTCTTATTAAATGACCACCAAATGCATTAAGAGGAACTTGAGCTAATGTGTTAATACCCAAGTTATATAAACGGGTTGGCCCAACACCACTTAAAAACCCACTAACACCTTTTTTAGTTTCTAATCTAGGATTAGATAATTGTAAACCTACTTGTTTAACTAAGAATAATGGGCCTTTTGGTAAATCTTTAAAGAATTTACCTATACGAAGTGTATCAACTACAGAAGCATTCAATGCTCCTACAGCTCCACCTCTAATTAAACCATCATCAAATTTAGTAAGTCTAAGTCTATTGAATGGTTTGTCAATGTCTTTTAATTCAACCTTCATATAAGGCTGCCCGCTGTTACCTCCGTTTGAGGTATCATTACCATACTTTAAGCTACGAAACTTAGTAGCATTTAACTGTTTGATTATAGGCATCCTATACTACTTATTAATAACGACCTTCTGTTGGACCTAAATCGCTATATTTACGACCTGACTTTGATTTGTATTGCTTTGCACGTAAATTACGTGGTGCTTTAGGATCTAACTCATCTAATGTAGATTCTGTTCTAACTTTAGAAGAACCATTGAAATCAACTAATTTAACTTTAGGATCTGTGTGTACTGAATACTGATTGTGTAATTTGTCAGTTGCAGTACCTGCAAAGTATCCAAATTTGTTAGCTGATAAGCCATTAGCTGTTAAACCTAATTTGCTTTTGTCTTTTTGATTAATAATCGCCATTTTTATTTTAATTTAAAATTGTCTACGTATAAATATTTAATTAGGCTGTTTTATAACGGCCGTTCATGTTTTGTGTTGTACCTACTTTCACACTATCCATCATCACTATACCTTCTTTATTGATTAACTGACCGATAGCAGCTTTAACTTCGGCAAGAGCTGATACTACTGGTGATAAATCAATAGATACTCCACCTCCACCGCCTTCTCCACCGCCTGCTAAGTCTGTGCCTACTTTAATTTTACCATCAGCACCATACATTGCCTTATCATTTGGATCTAATTGTACAGAACCAAATCCTCCAGTCATTATTGGACCTTTGCTTGGGTCAATAACACCATCTTTCATAGCCATGTATGTACCTAAAGCACCCATTACGGCTGCTAAACCTGCTACAATCCATACTGTAGCAGCACCAAAGGAAGCAGTTTCGGCTGTAACTACAGCTGCAGCTGCTGTTTCTGTTGCTATTGCTGCTTCTGTGCTCTTTAAACCCAATAATACTGGTAGTTTTGCGATTTGGCCTATTAAATTTTTAAGACTAAATCCTTCAAATAATGCTTTTGTTCTAGCAGCAATAACAGCAGCACCATCATAAACACCCATTATAATTTTACGAGCTAAGCTTTTTTCCTCTAATCCCGAAGCATATGCTTTAATACCTGCAATTCCTTGTTCTCGTATTAATGAGAAAAGTAATTGAGCATTACCTGCTATTTTAGTTAAAAGAGATTCTTTTTCTAGTGCTGTTTGTGTTCTTTTAGAAGCAATTGTTGCTAACCCCATATTAGCAGCAATCATATTTTGTCCTTTAGAAGCAATATCTAACCCTAAACCTATTTTTTTAGAAGCATTAATAGCCATTTGAGTTGCTTTAATACCTAAAAATATAGATCCTATAAAGGCAAGAGGCTTAGCCATATAATTAATTATATTCAAAGCTCCACTTAATAAATCTAAGAATGAACCTAAAGGACCTGCCATTAAATTACCAAATAAACTTTGTAATTTTTCTACGGCAGCATTAAACTTATCTTGAACACTTTGTCTTTCAAGAGCTTGTGCTGCTTCTTCTTCATTTATTTGTTGAAGAGATTTACCAGATTTAACTGCTTCTTCTCTTTTTCTTAATTGTTCAGATAATTTATCTGACGTTGTTCCTAAAGATTGAGCATAAGCATTTTGTGCTAACACATTCATTTTAGAGAACTTAGCAGCAGTCATACCTTGGTTTGCTAATTCATTAGCAACACCAGCCATATCACCTTGTAATGCTAATGCTCTAGCTCTTTCTAAGTTTAATGCCTGACCTGTTAATAGTTCAGCTTTTAATTCGTTTTCAATTGATGATTCGAAATTCAATAAAGATTCTGCTTGTGACTTGGTATCTTCTAATGTAGTACCTAATGCTTTCATAGTCACTACTGCCTTAGCTATACGCTCAGGATTATATCCTAAATTAGCAGCTAATTGGCCTGATACTTTAACTGCTTCAGCTAATGTTGATCTAAAATCAATACCAACTTTAAGTTGGTTTCTTGCTGTTGTTAAACCTCTAACAAATGATCTATAAGTTTCTTCAGATGATTTACCTGACAATGCAGCATATCTTTGAACTTGAGCTGCTTCATCTGCTTGTAAGCCAACTTGTTTAGTTAATTTAATCTGAGTTTCAAGCTGGTCTGCTGTGAATTCATAAGCAAATCCTGTTGATTTAACTAACTCACCAAACGCTTGAGTTAAATTAGCAGTTGTAACATTTAGATTATTAGATGAGCTTTCAATAGCTACCATCTTCTCTCTAAATTCATCTGCCCTTCCAGCCCCATACCCTAATTGCTTTCCTAATTCAACTGCTTGTGCATTTGCATTTAAAGCAGCTTTAAAGAAGAAATTAGCAATTTTTAATAATATAGTAAGTTGTGTAACAGGATCTTTTAATGCTTGTCCTATACCAGAAACGGTTCCTCTTACCCCCGTCATCAACACATCCCATTTAGATCCAGTTTTAGCAACCTCCCTCATATCTTCTTTTAGATTTTCAAAGAAGGTACTACTAATACCTAATTTACCTAAAGCACCAACTATACCATCAACTATTTTTCCAGATATACCTAATTGTTTATTAATTTTTTCTTCTTCTTGTAATCTTTTTGCAACTAATTCTTGAAGTTTAACTAAATAATTATTTTCTTTATCTAAAAATTGCCCATTTTCATCAAGAATTCCTTGTAATTCTAAGTATTGAGAAGCTTGTTTAGCTAAATCTTTATTTTTTGTTTGGGTTGCTATAGCAGCTATTCTTTCAGTACTAAGATTCTTAAACTTATTATCTAAATCTCTTTTGCTTTGAGCTAAAAGATCAACATTCATTTGAATCTTTTTCTGAGCACTTACTAGATCTTGTTTAGATAATCTGCTAATATCTTGAGCATCATATTTTAATTTATCAGCATGACTGCTTAATGATCTAAAAGCACTATTTATATCTTTAGAAGTAGTATTAGTTTTAGATAAATCTCTTACAACATTTTTTAACTGATCTGATATATCCGTAAATTCATTACTTATTGAAGCAAAGTGGCGTTGAGAATTGATTAACTCTCTATTAAATTCAGCAGTACTAACCTTAACTTCGTCCATTCGCTTCTTTAATTCTTGAGCGTTTAGACCTGAGTCTTTAAGATACTGTTCAATCTGTTTTAATAATTTCTCATCCATAAAGTAATAATTACCCGTATAAATATAAAAAGCGCCTATTTCTTAGGCGCTCTTGTTGAATATGTGGGTTGTGATACGTTGGGTGTTAGTGGTTTTGATGATGTTTTTGTTTTATTTTCAAGCTGTTGATTTTGCTTTTCCATCGCTTCTTTTTCATCATCATAGAATTTTTTCATCTTATGGAACGTAAATCGACGTAACCATATTGGCATATTGTACACCGTATCCCAATCGTATCCACCTTTTCCATGAAATACTATTTCGTGGATTTGGTCGAATACCATAGGTCTATCTTCCTGAGTCAGGCCAAAAAAAGTTAATCCCAACTGGAATCGAAATGCCCTCCTCTGCACCTTCAGGATAGTAAGTCATGTCAATGTCTGGTTGGATTTGTGCATAATGCTCACGCAATGCTCTAGCATCTTTTGCTGTTAAACCATTATCAACAAAATCACGAATTGATGCCAATTCTCTCTTACCGTTGACTGATGTAATAATATATTTTAAACGAGTAGTAATTTCAAATGAACCTTGTGGTGTAATTTTCTTTAAACCTTTAATTTCAGCATCAATTGCTTGCTCATCACCGTGTGTTAATAATTTAAACGTTACTGCATTTCCAGATAGTGGCATTGTGAATTCAAATTCATTTTTACCCTCTTGGAATATTGATAAATCAATTTCTTTTTCTTTTAATTTTGATAAATCAACAGTTATTGTTTCTTCAGCACCTGTAGACGGATTAAAATATCTAAATGGATATTCAGCACCGTATCCCAAGATACGAGCACCTAACAGAATTGCGTTTTTATCGCACACTAATATATCATTAAAACTAACTGGTGTTACAATTAATGATTGCATTACTCGGTTAAGTACAGAACCATCTTTGATGTAGTTAGCATTGGTAAGAATATCTTCTTCCTTAGCGGTCATATACTTCATTTCAATTTCACCTGTAGATAGTGGTGATTCTTTTGGATACAATAAGCCTTTTGAAGGTAACGAAATCGTTTCGGTAGGCATTTTAAATTCGCTCATATAACATTTTTATTTGTGTATATATAAATATACGAAAAAAAAAGACGTCTGCATAAGCAGACGCCTCCTTTGATTACCCATTCGCTAACGATGTCACCTACTGGGCCTAATACGTTTAATACTAAATCTTTTTTATAAAAATCAGAATAACCATCACGGCCTGTTACTGATTCGTGAGCCAAACGAGCCCATTCCATTACAGCTTGAGCACCACTTGGAGTGATTGGATCATAAAGTTCTAAGTTCATATCTTGCCACTTAACTTTACCTTTTACTTTACGGTAAACGTTAATATGATCTAAGATGATTTCACCTGCGTCAAACTGAGGAGACGCTGCCTTCTTGATCAAATATGCTGGAATACCATCTACATACATGATGAAACGGTTTTGCACCTTTGGTTCGAAAGCGGTGAACATTATTTGGTTTGCATCTAATACAGCCATTTTATGTTAAATTTTGTCTATTAATAAATATTATTGTTTATAATTCTTACGCTGGGAATGTTGCACCAGTTGGTAATACTGTGAAATCTAACACAATGAATTCTGCTGTTTTACTTGGTTGTAAATAGATTTGACCAACTAATTGGTTTCTATCGATTACATCAGGTGTGTTATTAGAATCATCCATTACCACTTTATAAGCATATAAACCTTGACGTTGTACTACTGATTCTAAATAAGGGTTTGCAATACTCATGAATCTGTTTCTTGTAGCTGCTGTATTTTGTTCAAATACTAATGAACGACCTACTTGACCTAAGAAACCTTTCAAGGTAATCAACAAACGACGAACGTTAATTCTATCTAATGAAGTTGATTTCTTTTGTAATGTCTTTTGACCAAATGCTACAACACCTTCTCCAGGGAATGAAGCTAATGGGTTAATGTTTGTATCATATAAGTTATCACGATCTTCTTGAGATAATCTTCTTTCAGCACGTAATACTGATCCAATTCCACCACGGTTTAAACCTGCTGGAGCGAACCATTCTGCACCTACTTGATCATTAAATGCGAATACACCACCCATTACTACTGATGGAGGACACCATACAGCCTTACCTAAGTTAGAACTGAATAATTGTACCCAAGGGTAGTAAGCAGCTGCGTAACTTGAACCATTAGCAGCAGAAGCTGTAACAGCAGCAGCTACGTTAGCACCGTATGCTGTAGTATCGATAATTGCCATTGAATCACCTCTACCTTCACATACTCCAGTTACAGTATTTGCTAATGGACTTAAAGCACCAGTACCTAATGTTACACCAGGAACTAATAATAAGTTAAAGCTATAATCATCTTTATTTGATAATAAAGTTAAAGCAGCTGTATAATCAGCAGCAGCAAATCCTTGACAGTTTGTAGCTGCATTATCGTTTGCTTCAAAGAATACAGCAGTTCTGTTTGTTGCAGCAACACCACCACTGAATGAACCACTAGCAGCTGTTGGTAAAGATCCACTATATGTAGTAGCTTTGTAGTTTCCGTTATTATCGATTGAATCGATAGTATTAGTTACAGACTTAACACGAACATATGAAGAACCACCACTGAAGCTACCTGAAATTTCTACTAAGCCTTTTGAAGCATTGTAAACAGGTTTTGCATCACCTACTACACGAGAAATGTAGTTTGGTTGAGATGGGTCTAATGATAAGTTTGAGAAAGTTTCTAAAACGTTTTTGTTATTTGTGTTGTCATCACCACGACGAACTACTAATGTAAATGTACCTTTTGTAGTATTTACGTTAGCTACTTCCCAACGTACGTTCTCTATTGTACCATTTGCTAAAGCACCAGATACTTCAGAACCACTGTTGTTTGCGATATCACCCCATTGAGTAGCTTCTAATACGAAAGAAGCTGTACCTGCTGTTGCAGATGTAACTGATGAACTTGCGTAAGTATCGTAAGAAGAACCGCTGATGATTTTTGTTACTAGTAATGAGTTTCCACCATTGTTGAAGTATTCTTTAGCAGCTAATGAAGTAAAATATTCATAGTAGTTACTACCACTCTTGAATATATCACCAAAAACTGATAAATATTCACTATATGATGTTACAACTGTTGGAGCTAAAGGATTACCTTTAACTGTAGGTCCAACAATAGCAGCACCAACTTCTTGAATACCTCTTTGTACTAAACTCTTATCGTTTTCGCGAGTGAAAACGCCAGGAGAGATAATTTTTTCTGCCATAGTATTTTTTAGTTAAATTGATTTGAATTATTCTGACAATAAATATTCGGAGAAATACGTAACCGCCTAGCCTTATGCTAGGATCTCACCAGTTTGTACATCTAGAGTTCCTTCTCCATATGTTTCACGAACCTTAATAAGAAATTCGTTTTGGCGCGTTTCGGCGGACTTTATGTCAGCATATAGCCCCGTTAAGTCCTGATCAATTAATTTTAATTGCTCTTCTAATTCGTGTTTATTGTATTGTAGCTGGCCAATTTCAAATACTGTATCTGAATATTGTTCGCGCATTGCGATAAGTTCAGCTAATTCCTGTTCTGTTAATTTCTTATTCATATTATTGTTCCCATTTATGTTTTGGACAACTATCCTTCATTGGACTAAATACCTTTTTAGCTAACGGACATCCACAAGCATTACAATACCAAAAATTCATTACATCTTGGTGTGTTTTATGCTCGCAACCATCACATACAGCTAAACGATGTTCAGCTATTGATTTTTGTTCTGGTGTTGGATTTGCTGCTGCTATCCATGCTTTGCCTATTTCTACTAATTTATTCATATAACTTGACTTAATGAAGAAAAGCCCCTAAATTAGAGGCTATTTCTTCGTTTTATATAGAGGGATTAGTCTTCAACTTTAATCAATTGGAAGAATGTTTGATAGTTACCTTCTGTTTCTACATGAGCGAAATCGCTGATATTGAAAGGCTTATATTCTAATTCTCTTTCTTGATTTAACAAATCGTTGTATTCCTTTTGAAATTCAAAGAAATCTTTGTTTGGTTCTGCTTTGAATTTTGGGTTACCTTCTTCGTCGACACCATCTTCTACCTTGATAGATGGAGATAGTTGGTATCCACCACTTTCATCTGTTGAACCATACTTCATAATTAATTCATCACGAAGTTTGTTAATTGATTCTTTTTCAGAAGTCAATTTTTTATTTAAATCAGTGATCCAATACTTAGTGATCATATTAAGTTTTTCACCTAATAAACCTTTAGAAATTGCTTCACCTGTTTGTTGGTTTACTAAACCATTAATTTCAGCTTCGAGATTTAAAAACTCGAACAATTTTAGACTAATTTTTTCCATAACTTTCTTTATATTTTATTTTGTTTTCTTTGTTGCTTTTGTTTTTGGAGCTGGTGCTGCTTTTGGAGCTGCTTGTTTCTTTGGAGCTTTAACTTTAGCTTCTTTTACAATTTCTTTTACTTCTTCAACAACTTCTTTAACTGCTTCGATTTTTGATTCGATTGCATCAGGAATGTTGTTGTTGTTTGTGTCAGCAATCTTACCTTTTCTCATTAGAACAAAGGTAACAGCGGCTGCAAGTACTAATACGATAATAAGTGTTAACATGTTTTATATTTTTTTGTTCGTATATAAATATATAACAGAGTCCAAAAACCGCAATCTTATAAAGAAGAAAGACGAGTTTCTACTTCCTGTCTAGTAGCGATAAATGCTTCTTCTGTAGATTCTTCAATAATATTATTAGTTAAATCTTCAGCTATTTTATCATAAAACGGGGCTGGTGCAGTAACGCGTATTGAACATTCATTAGATTCGTTCATTAAAACGATAACTTTTTGTGTTTCGGTATCTACCGACAAATGCATTTGATTCTTTCTGTAATAATTTATCATAAATTTTTATTTTATATATTAAACAACCCCGCCATTACAGTCATAACATCCATAATAATAACATGGGTTTGGATATGCTTCACAACCAAATCCACAATCACAGACATAATTCTCCATAATTGGACACAAAGGTGAGTTATACTCTTGAGTAGTGTAAGTGGAACAACTACCATTAGCAATTATTTGAGTCCAAGTAGTACCATCACAAAATTGTTCTAGAACTGTACCATTAGCTGGGCAGGTTTGGTTTCGGACATAACTTATTGAAGAATAAGGCTTTACTCCCCCTATTCCGAAAAAGTTAGAGGCATTATCTTGTGATACATATAATCCACCTAATGAAGGGTCGTTATTAACAGCATATATTGTAGCAGCATCTGAGCTTACTGCTAATCCTGTCCAAGAACCATTAACTATATTATTGTATGGATAGTATCCAGTTCTTCCCCACCCCCATGACCAGTTATTATAATTAACTGGTCCTCCTATAAAGTTTTTTGCAATGAAACCACAATTAGAAGAATTACTATTTGGTTCTACTGTAGCTACTGTATTGTTACCTAGATTATCTGTAGCAATATTAGAAAAATTAAAAGGGCTACTAATATTAGCTGAACCAAGACCAGGTATTGTAACTGTTATTTGTACTGGTACAAAAGTGTATCCACCATCATCTGATCTATATAAATGTGTGTTATTTCCAGCTAACCAAATTCTACTACCATCACGGTTTATTGTTATGCATGTCCAAGAAGTTGATCCACCTCCATATCCTATATTAGATTGAAGCCAGCCTTGATTATTACTTATCTGACTTTTTGTTGTTCTCCAAACTGTACCATCTGAGGCTGCTGCAACAATTATATTTCCTGTAGCACTTACTGCAACGGCTTTCCAATCTCTTATTCCAGGAGCAGTTGATTGATTAAAGTTATTAAAGTAAGTACCTAAATTATAATAGATATATCCATTTTGAGTTACAACAACTACAGTGGATGCTGTTTCATCCATTGCTATAGCAACTGGGTTGTGAGTTGGAGTAATACCAGAAGTGATAGGGTAAAAAGATGCACCATAATTTAATGATCTTTCGATTTTTCCTGCAGCTTCTGGGACTGAGAGGTTTCTAATTGCATATATGTAAATACCATCTGTACTAGCTTTAGCCTCAATCCAATCTCTACCTACTGTGTGGAAAGGAGTCATGGTTATACTATTTTCTCCTCTAGATACTTCTATTATTCCAGTTCCATATCCAGATTGTGTAGCTATTACACTACCAGGTCCAACAGGACATAAGTTATCAATACTCGAAATAACACCATTAAACACAGTTACATATCTAGTTCCTTGTGTTAAATAATCAAATGTATTATTTGCCATATTTTAATTTTAACATTGTATACACCCACAATTACCATCACCACCACAAGCATGATATGGGTTGTTTACTGAATAACATCCTTCATAAATATAAGTTATAAGGGTCCATGCTTTAATATAATAGTTTGTGTTTGCTTGGACAGTAAATGTGTATCCATGTTCTGATAGACTTGAGCCTGTTGGTTGGTATGGTTTAAATATAGAATAATCATGTATTAAAGTTCCATTTGCGTATACCTCCATGAATCCATATCCATCAGCGTTCCAAGATCCTCCACCATCAGCTAATCCGAAATTTGCTTGAACGTAAATACTATTTCCCACTTTAACAGCAGAATTCATTTGAGGAGAATACTGTGGTCCTCCAAAATACAACCAATCTAAATTACCACCCGGATCTAATCTTAATGGAGATCCATTTACATACCCTCCTAAATCACAGTTTAAATAAGGATTACCTTCTTGATTCATCTCAAAAATAAGAGATGAACTACCACCAGAGTCTGATAATCTTACAGCATTTATGTAGTTGTAATTACAAGTAAGCCATGGAGAAGGACCTGTATAAAGAGTATTTCCTATGGTCCAATTGCTGTTAGGTATAAAAGCTCCATCTGGAGAGTCTCCGGTATAAACCTGAACTCTATTAGCTACTTCTTGGCGAGTTAAACATCTATTAGTGGCAGGAATGGTTTGGCCTGGTTTTAAGCTAACTAAATTAGCCGTTACCATTTCTTGTAACTCATTTCCCGTTATTTGGTAATTGCCACTTTTCATTATTTAGATTCTAATTCTTTTATTCTAGCTTCTAATTGTTGAATTGCCTTTATCAATACCCCCACTGTTGATGGAACATCCATCGTATTTTTCTTTGGAGTAGATAGATCTGATGGAGTATCTTCAGCTATAAAACCAATGTGAGGTCTATTATCTTTATCATCCTTATAATTAAATGATACTACATTAACTTTATTTAATATAGCTAAAGCATCACTTTCATAAGGAATTATATTATATTTTAAATAGCGAGAAGAAATCTGATAAAATCCTTCAGCTTCAATAGTATTTCCACTTACTCTAATTTGTGAGTTAGTTGTGGCTCCAGTTGAGGTACCGTTACTGATTAATAATCTATCAGCCGTTGAAGGTGAAATAGCGTTAAATCCAGGACCTGTTGGACCTTGGTTTCCTTGAGGGCCTTGGTTGCCTTGAGGACCGGCACCTGTAGGCCCTTGACGACCTTGGAAGCCTTGATCACCGGTTCCTGTTGGACCTTGACGGCCTTGAAAGCCTTGATCGCCAGTACCTGTAGGGCCTTGACGGCCTTGGAAGCCTTGATCACCTGTACCTGTAGGACCTTGGCGTCCTTGGAAACCTTGATCACCTGTACCTGTAGGACCTTGTCTACCTTGAGGACCTGCTGCTGTTGAATCAGCACCTGTAGGGCCTTGACGGCCTTGAGGGCCTGCTACTGTAGAGTCAGTACCACTTGGACCTTGACGGCCTTGTGGGCCTTGGTTGCCTTGATTACCAGTACCTGTTGGACCTTGGTTACCTTGCGGACCTGCACCTGTAGGACCTTGATTACCTTGAGAACCCACACCTTGAGGACCTTGATTTCCTTGGAAACCTTGAAAGCCTCTATCACCTTGAGGACCTTGATTACCTTGTGGGCCTTGGTTGCCTTGGAAGCCTTGAAAGCCTCTATCGCCTTGAGGACCTTGATTTCCTTGAGGGCCTTGGTTGCCTTGATCGCCTTTAAATCCTTGGAA